GATATTCTCTATTTGTCAAATTAGGATTTTTTATAATATAAGTGTCTGGAAAAACTCGTTCATTGGTTTTATTTTTATAAAGTATATCAACTTGTAAATCATTTTTTAATCTAAAGTCAGCAATTCCTATACTCTTATCTTTCCAAATCGGTTCTTTTATTTCATATTTATTTATCTTACTCATTTGTTTAGTGTTCATCTTTATATTTTTTTAAAGTCTTTCTCAATATAATTTTCTTTAAAAGAATTAAGATTTTCTGTATGTCTATANCATNNTCTGTATGTCTATACCATACTTGTCTTCCTTTTATTCTCCAAATATTTTTGATTAATGATATAATAAATTTATCTTTTACTATTATTAAACTTGGAGGATTATATTCTTTAAAGAATATTCCAGAATTTAATAATTTTATAATTTTTTTTAATCTCTTAACTCTTTTCTCAAATCTATCTCCTGTTAAAGATTTATGCATTGTTTCTTCTATATCTTTGGAATATTCTTTCTCGGCTGTTTTTAATTCATCTTTAAAAAAAGGAATATCATTTTTTGTAAAATTTTTTTCTTCCATTATATTTTTTTAAATACTAATCTCCACATCCAAGACCTTGTTATAGAAACCACAGTAAAAATTAAAGCTATTCCAATACTATCCATTATAGTAGGATACAAACCAAAAAGAGGAAAAATTAGCAACTGAATTAAAATTGCTAATAAAAATCCACTACCTACATCTATAAAGCTTTCAATTAATTGTCTCATCTTTTTCCATAAGTTTTTAATTCTTCTGAAAAGTTTTTAGTTATCTCTTCAACATTAGGTTGTCTACTTACTTCAGCTAAATAAACATACTTATTAGAATATTTAAATACTCTTAATCCTTTTCCATCATTAGCATCTTTATAACATTCCCATTTATGTGTACAAAACTGACAACCAATAGGTAAAGATTTATTTCCACCTTTTGTTTCTGATAATTGATAACACTTCTCAGGTGGTATCTTACTCTTTAATGTATCTTGTAAAGTTTTAATTAAAGTTGTAACATTTGGTTTAGCTAACTCATCAGGTTTATAGAAACAAACATCTCCACTTGATTTATCCATAACCAAAAAACCTCCTCCATTTGTACCCATACCTGTTTCATATCCTGATAACTGGGCATGATAACCAAATGGGTCATCACCAACTAACTCTCCTGTTTTAAATTTCTTAAAACTAAATGATGATGCTGACTTAACATCACACACTTCACCATCTACTGTCGCATCTATATGTCCTTTAATATTATCTATCTCTACTTTCTTTTGTTGGTCTCCTATTTTATGTCCAGTTAATTCTGCTAGATATAATAATAGATGTTCTAAAATATGTCCATATAAAAATTTAATATTTAAACTAGCATCATAAGATTTAGTTTTCTTTGGACTAAATCTATCATACCATAATTGTCTAGGTGGTTTACCTAGTACTGACATTCTTAACTTCCCATCTTTTTCTCTAACAGGATTGTTCCATGAATTAAAAGCTTCCTTAATATTAAGGAGAAACCTATCCATATTTTCTTCTGTGACGTTAGCAGGTTTACCATTTGATATTCCAGCGACTAATGTTTTAATATCAGTTGCTATTGTATCAATGTGTTTCTGCCCAGTTGTTTCCGATTTTATATTTTCCATCTAAGGGACACCTTATTTTTAATTCCTTTCCTGCCTCTCTTATTGATTGTACTGCTAAGTTTCCAAACTCTTCGGCTCTACTATCTTCAACCTCATATTGAAACTCATCATGTACATTAACAATAAGATAAGCTTTGATTCGTTTATTTATAACATATTGGTCTAGTAATGTCAACGCTTTCTTCATAACACACGCACCAGCACCCTGTAATAGGGTGTTTAACGCAGCGTGGGGGTGTCTTATGAGGATTTTTCTTTGGTCGAGACCTCTGAGCCATCTTTTTTGAGCCACTCCATCCACTCTTTCTCGTAGTCGTTTAAAACTTGGTGTAGCTCTAAGAAATTTTTCTTTAACTCTTTCTCCATCTCTTTCAGACCTTTTGATGATACTTCCGATTTTTTTTGAACCTGCTCCATAAATGAGTGCGTATATAAATGTCTTCGCCTCATCTCTTGACTCCAAGCCAGTCCTAATCTGATTTGCTGTGTGTATATCTCCATTAATGATTTCATGTGTATATTCCTTATCGTTCATGTAATGTGCTAACATCCTCAACTCAAGTCCTGAGGCATCAACACCTACTAATTTATAACCTTTGTTTGTAATCCATAACTCTCTGCATTCTTTTCCATAGGGTGAATACACAGCAGGAACTTGTGCCATATTGGGCGACTGATGGGACATCCTTCCAGTAATTGTACCATTGGTAATTACTTTGCCATGTACTCTCCCATCTTCTCTAGTAGCTTCAATCCAAGAACTGACTTGAGCAATTCTTTTCTGAAGAGTGAGAAATTTTTTTATTAATTCAGCTTCAGGAATATTTTTAATTTCTGATAAAACTTTTTCATCAACTATGATATGTCCTTTATCTGTTTTCTTTTTAGGTTTCCATCCTAACATAACTAATCGTTCAGCTATTTGTTGACGTGAACCTAAATTAAATTCTTTAAATTTTACTTTTGTAAATGGTACTCCCTTAACATAACCTCTTGTTTTATTATTAGACTTAGGAATAAATTCTGTTTCTATTTTTAATGGAGGAAAAGTTTTTCTTACGATAGTTTGAAGTTCATTCATATCTTCTTGAAACTTAGCTTGTAGCATATGTGCACCTACAACATCTATCATAAATCCTTTTTCATGTTGTCGTTGTATAATCTTGGCAACCTTATGTTCTAATTCAATTGACTCTCCAAAGTCTNTCATCTTTTTAGAAAGAAATTTATATANCTTCTCAGTTAAATCAACATCATTTCTACAATANTTTAACATCTCTTCACTAAAATAATCAAAGTTATCAAACTCCATTTTCTTTTTATAAAGTTTTTCACCCCAATTTTTTAATGAATGCCCACCCTCTAACATAGGGTTAAATAATCTAGATAAAATTAATGTATCAGTTATCTTACAATTTTTAAATATGTTATAACCAAAAGCTTTATTTAAAACTGGTATATCAAATCTAATAATGTTATGTCCAATAACTTCTTTAGTTTGTTTTAAAAATTCTTCAAACCTATGTATTCTATCTTCTTTAAATTGATAATAAGTATCCTTATGTTTACAAACAATACACCAAATTTTATCTGTAGTCATTGTTGTTTCAATATCAAATATTACTTTATCAAAAGTCATCTACCTTTACCTCAGATAATCTACCTGTATCCATATCATACCTTAAGTCACAGCATGGTCCAGTTAAACCAGCAAATCTGTTCTTTAATACTCTTACCCTTGTGGTACTACGTATTTCAGGGTCATCATTCTGTGCGTCTCTCTCAAGCCCTATAACCATGTCACTTAACTGCCCTATAGAAGCCGAACCTCTTAGTTGAGACAGAGATGTAGCCGCACCCTCTTCATGTCCCTTACCATCAGGTCTCCTTAAATGTGAGACTACTATCATAGCTATACCTGTTTCTTGAACAAGAGTTCTAAGTCTAGTCATGATTTCATCTAATGCTCTACGTTCATCTCCATGACTTTGGTCTGATACTATAATACTAACGTGGTCTATAACAATATACTTACAGTCTAAACCTTTTGCTAAATATCTAACTCTAGAAATTATATTATCAATAGTGTTAGAACCAAAATGGTCAAACATAAATATTCTACCAGTACCTACAGTAGCATCAAAGTAAGTTCTTAATTCTTCTTTAGGAACATGAACATCAGGTAAATGTAATCTTTGATTAGCTTCAATACTCATGATACCTTTAGATGTTATAACAGGGGTCTCTTCTAACATTAACAAACCTATATTATCTTTAGTTTGTTTTATTAGATGATGAATTAATTCTCTCATCACTTGAGTCTTACCTAACCCACTACCTGAAGTGAACGTCACTAATTCAGATGGTCTTAATCCATAAGTAATTTTATTTAATCCTTCAAAAGGATATTGAACAAAGCTTTGTAATGTTGGTTTACTTATCTCATCAAACAAAACATTAGCATTTATAATTCCATCAGGAGCATAGACCTTCGCATCCCAAAATGCTTTTTGATAAAGCTGTAATTTATTTTTAATTAAACAATCCGATGCATCTTTTAAATCATTAGGCAGATACATTATCTTACATTTTCCAGGGCTAAATAATTCAGCTACCTTTAATGCACCTTCACGACCATGCTTATCGTTGTCAAAATTAATTATGATATTTTCAAATTGTTCTAACCATTCTAAACTACTCTTAATATCTTTAACTGCAGAAGTTATTCCATTCTTAATACTAACAACTGGTGTGTCGTATCTATCAGTCTTGAACATTTGATAAGCTGATAAACAATCAATCTCACCTTCTGTAATTACACAGAATTTTCTTTTAGAGAATAAATGTTCTCCAAATAATCCTGCATTTTTTGTATTGCCTTGTATATTAAATTCTTTTAGCTTTGTAAATCTTGTCTTGGTTGCAATCTTTGCACCTTGCTTATCATGATAAGGATAATAATGATTAGTTATATTACCCATACTATCCATCTTAACACTCACCCCATACTTTCTACAAGTAGGTTCAGTTAAGTTTCTATCTACAATTTCTGCAAAGTCAGAAGACTTTCCAAAATCTTTTACTTCGTATTCGTGTGTGCCATTACCATTTGTTTGTGTTGTTTCCATATCGTATTCCTTTATATATTGTTGACATGAAAAACAATACGCAGACCCATCACCATTAAGAGAGACTGCATCAGTACTCTCACATAATGGACATGGTAAATGATATTTTATAAATCCTTGTTTCGTTGTTTCCATTGTCGCCCTCATAAATTATTTATCCCTAAAAAAAAGGAGAGCCAACCTGTTGCCAAGCTGACCCTCCTGTAGGAGTAGAAAATGAGTCATGCATTATGACTGTTAATGTTGTATCAAAAATCTTCTTTGATGTCAACACCATTAGAAGATTTTTTTTCTATATTAAAATCTTCATTGGGAGTAAATTCTACTAAATCCAGTACCTGTACAGCTTGTAAATCTAAACCTTTGCCCTTCTTACCTTTAAAATTCCAGTCATAAGATTTATACATTACTTTTACTTTACTGCCATTACCGACTATTTTATCAATAGGTTTCTTTTCAGCATCCACTAATTGTGGTTGTTGATTCTTATCTCCATTTGCTTTAGAAACCTTACGTTTAAATCTGATAATATTTTTTACTACCTTATCATCAGCTTTTGTTTCACCAACATTAAAACCATTTGTTTTAAAATCAGTCGCAATCTTATCATCAACTGCTAAATCAATTCTCCACATAGGTTCAAACTTTTCGTTTGGTCTTATTAGAGAAGCCCAGTATGCTGTGCCTTCAATTATTGCCATATGTTTTTTCCTTTTATTATTGTTAATTTACTTTTCATAAAACTCTTTTAACATATCAGCACCCCCATTGTCAACACTTGGAGCATCTTTTTTTTCTTTATTTTCCTCAGTATTTTCAAGGATTTCTGTAATCTTTTTATCTATTACTCTTTTAATTTCTTGTTTCTTTTTTAATTTAGACTCTAACTCTGCAATTCTTTTACCCATATTTTGTACATCTTGTGTAGCTTGTTCAACTTGAATAAATAATTGTTTTATTTTAGACTCTTTTTGAGAAACTAATTTAATAGCATCATCTTTTTCTTTAGTTAAATCTGCGATAGTATTTTTATATTCTCTAATTAAATCTCGTTCACTCATATATTATTGACAACTCATCCTTTCATTCAGAAAAGTCATGTGCTAGTACTTCAATAACTAAATCTTTAACTTCTTTAGCTTTAACTACATACTCATATGCATGAGTTTTAATATCTTTATTAGTTGTTAAATAAGTTGTTAAGTCTACACCGCTATATGCTTTTGCATAAACATTATTACTTAATGCTAGGCTTGAACCACTAGATAACAATGCAAACTCACTACATCCAGTTAATAATAATAATCCAACTATTAATCCTAAACATTTTTTAATCACAATAATCTATTCATTTTCAATTGACCAACCCATACGTGTTCTTGTTGGTTATCTTTATCTAATTTTTCAAAACACTCTTGACATATCTTTAAATTTCTATCATGAATATATCTTCGCATAGTACCACCACTTTGTTTTTTATCACAAGTTCTACAAATATCTCCAAAATTTGTACCACCATCCATCATTCCCATAATTATCTCTCCTTTA